CCAGAGCCTGGTCAGTTATTTACAGCAAAATATTGTATGCCCTTTTATGGAGTCAATAGTGTAGAAAGTAATACAAACGAATGGGGATATTCTGGCACACAACAAAGTTACGGATTTTGGGCAGTACCACCTGATCCAGGATCAAAAGTTTTAGTAATATTTGCAGAAGGTTTACCTAATCAATGTTATTGGATTGGATGTATTCAGGACGAATATATGAATAACATGGTTCCTTCAGGAGGACAAATTACATCACCTAGCAAGTTAGTACATCAAGACGAATTACCTAATGATTTAAAAGGGCAACCTTTACCTACAGGAGAATATAATAAAAAACAAGTTGATAAATTAAAAGGACAAGATCCTGACAATTTTAAAAGATCATACAATCCGTTATTTGCTAGGGTTTTGGCAAATCAAGGACTTGTGTTTGATACACTGCGTGGACAGACTACTTCAAGTGCTAGGAGAGATATTCCGAATACTGTGTACGGTTGGAATACACCTGGACCATTAGATAAAAGACCAGGAGCAACTATAGGAAGATATGGACCTTTTGGAGAATCGATCAATTATCTCAGAAGTAGGTTGGGAGGATCAACATTTACAATGGATGACGGAGATCCTTCAATACTTAGACAAGGCTTAGCAGGTAGCACTCCTTCGGTTTATTACGACATTGATAATACTCCAAAAAATATAACAAAAGTAGATCCAACACTGCCGGCAAATGAATTAGTGAGAATTAGGACACGTACTGGGCATCAAATACTTTTACATAACACTGAAGATTTAATTTACATAGGTAATGCCAAAGGAAGTGCTTGGTTAGAAATGACAAGCAATGGTAAGATTGATATCTATGCCAGTGATAGTATTAACATAAGAACAGAAACAGATCTTAACATTACAGCTGATAGAGATATAAACATCTTGGCAGGAAGAGACTTCAATTTGACAGCATTGCGAGATAAAAAAGTTAAGGTAGGAATCAACAATGATGTAATTATTGGTCAAAATGATAAGAAGAATGTTGGAGTCAACCAAGACCTTAGGGTAAGTGGATCTAGACAAAAAGCTGTTGGAGAAGACGAGGATGTTCAAATAGCTGGTACACAAAGGTCAACAATATCTGGAGATTATAACCTACAAGTAAATCAAGATGGACATATTGCTATAAACGCAAACTTCCATAGCAAGGTGGTTGGTGATTATAGACAAACAGTAAACGGTGCCACAAATTTAAACACGGTAGGCGATATTAAAATTACAAGTGGAGCAAATACACAAGTCAAAAGCGGGACTGATACAAAAATAGATTCAGGAAGAAATACTTCTATACTATCAGGAGTAGTTCATAAAGAAACTGCTACACAAATTCATATGAATAGTCCAGCGTTTGTAGCTAACGCTTCAGATACAGCAGATTCAATCGGTGACACATTCACAAAGCCAGCTACAAATCAAGCAGTTGATGATACTGATCAAGTGTTAGATAAAAACGGTAGTCCAATAGCAGATCTACGTGTAACAGCAGATGCGACAAGGGCATTAGAAGCGGCAGAAGCAAGAACTCCGCGACGTGTTCCATTACATGAGCCATGGGACCAACACGAAAGTTTTAATCCTTCCGAATACACGCCTGCTGTACAAGAAAGTATTATTCAAACATCTCCGTCGTTAAGGAGATCATCGCCGACTTTGGAAAAAATATCAGATATGCCAGAACGTAATAGCATGTCTGGTGTGTTTAGAGCAGGTGACACAGATCCAAGTGTAGTAGATATAGATAAAGTATTTAAAAGTAATGATGACGGCAAAGTAGGTAAACTACCAGATGAGTCAGTATCAACTACAGAATCAGAAAGATTTTTCCTTAGCGAACTTATTAAAGGTTTAGGACTTGATCCTGTAAAAGCATTACAAAGTGGATCTACTACTGATGGAGCAGGTGAAGCCTTAGCAATGGCGTGTGCTCAAATATATGCTGAAAGTACATTCATACCAAGAAGTGAAAATTTAAATTACAGTGCTGAAGGATTAAGACTGACATTTAAAATGTTTAAAAAGCCAGGCGGATTTCAATTATCAGAACAGTTACATAGAAAGCCTGTAGAAATAGGAAGTGTAGTTTACGGAAACAGAATGGGCAACGGAGGACCTGAAACTGGAGATGGTTGGAGATATAGAGGAAGAGGATTAATTCAATTGACAGGTACAGACAATTACAAATTGTACGGAGGATTTGTTGGAGTCAATATTTACAAAAATCCAGAGTTAGCAAATGATCCAAAAATTGCTTGTAAACTAGCAGTCGCATATCTAACCAAAGGACCTAAGGCAAGATTCATTAATTGGAAAACGACTGATTTTAATTCTTTAGGACAACAATTTAAAAATGCCATTGGATACGCAGACTTATCCGGATCTAAAACTGTACAAAGAGTTGATTTAGGAAGAGGTAGATGGCAACAAATTAAAAACGGAGACTTAACACCGTTACCTGATGTTACACCACCAACAGCGATTGACACAGCAGGAGGAGCTTCGAGAGTACAATAATGCCATTAATAGCTAGAACAAAAGGATCAGGAGATATTGTAAACACAGTACATGCTATTTGTGTTGCTCCTGGCGATATTTTGACAGAGACAGGAAGTAGTGATGTTTTTGTTGTAGGACACGGCATACATAGGAAAGATGATTTGAACGAACCGCATACACACTGTCCACCTGTATTTTCTACAAAAATAGTAACACACAGTAATAATGTTTTTGCAAATGATAAAGAAGTAGCAAGGGTAGGCGATACATATGAGTGCACAGCTAAAGTTAAAAGCACGACACAAACCACGGTTTTCGCAAATGAATAAATATTGATATGGAAGACTTATATAAAGAAATAAAAATTACACCGCAAAGAAAGCCAAAGCCTCCTGTAAGACAAAAAGCATATAGGGGATTTAGCACTATCAATCCGGAAAATGCCTCCTTTCAATTATTTGATATTGGATTAATAAAACAAGACCTAATTAATCATTTTAATATACGTCAAGGAGAGAAGCTTTCTGATCCAACATTTGGGTGTATTATATGGGATGCCATTTATGAGCCTTTAACTCCTGTTCTTAGAGATGCTATAACAAGAAATGTAACAAATATAGTAAACTATGATCCTAGGGTTAGAGCCTCTGGAATAAATGTTAGTGAATTTGAAAGCGGAATACAGATTGAATGTACCTTGACTTATTTAGACTATAATATAAGCGAAGAACTTCGTATACAATTTGACAAAGACAACGGAATTTTGTAACAGAATTAACCACTCTGATAATTCATTTCAATAAATACTAACACAATATATAAAGGATAGAATATGTCATCTACTGATAGACAAAATAGACTGTTATTAGCAGAAGATTGGGAAAAAGTTTACCAAAGCTTCAGAAATGCGGAGTTCAGAAGTTATGACTTTGACACTCTAAGAAGGGTAATGATTTCCTATATTAGAAACAACTATCCAGAAGATTTTAACGATTACATTGAAACATCAGAATTTTTAGCACTAATAGACTTAATAGCTTTTTTAGGACAAAACGTATCCTATAGAGTTGATATGAATGCTAGAGAAAATTATCTTGAACTAGCAGAAAGAAGAGAGAGTGTTTTACGTTTAGCAAGACTTTTATCTTATAACGCAAGAAGGAATCAACCAGCAAATGGTCTTTTAAAATTTGATACCGTTAGCACAACAGAATCTATTACAGATAGTAACGGAACCAATCTAGCAGGACAAACTATCATTTGGAATGATCCTAGTAACGCAAATTGGGCAGAACAATTTAGAAGAGTTCTAAATGCTTCTTTGCCACAAAATAATACAATAGGAAAACCAAGAGTATCAACAACAATAAATGGTGTGCTTACACAAACATATAAATTTAATTCTACAGGCACTGATGTACCTGTGTTTGGTTTTAGTAAAAGTGTAAATGGTATTCCATCAGCATTTGAGATAGTTTCAAGTGATATTGATCTCAACACAAGAAACATAGAAGAAGAAGCACCGTTACCAGGAAATGCTCTTCAATTTTTATATAGAGAAGATGGCAGAGGAAACGCTAGTTCTAACACAGGATACTTTGTACATTTCAGACAAGGAAAACTTAATTCTAACGAGTTCAACATAGGAAACCAAACAAGTAATCAAAGGATTACAATTGAAGCAGACAACATCAATGATAAAGATGTATGGTTGATGAAATTAGATAATAATGACAATGTTGAATCAATATGGACAAAGGTAGACTCCGTTGAAGGCAACAACGCAATTTACAACAGTGTAGAAAAAGGGATTAGAGATTATTATGTAGTGCAGACAAGAGGTGATGATCAAATCAGTATGGTTTTTGCTGATGGTACTTTTGGTACTGCTCCAAGTGGTTCTTT